TCAGCAGCAGTTGAAATGTTTGTAATAGAACCAGAAAGGATATAAAGGGCCTTTAAACCACCTGTATTGTCGCGGCATCCTAACTGGAAACCTGATGTAATATCGCAAGGCATAATTTTATTTTCTGGTTTTTAAATTGTTAAACAAATGATTAAGCTAAGTCGTTAGATACCCAGAATTCAGGATATGCAATGTTCACACCTAACTTAGTGGAAATACGGTGACGTAATGTATCAGTGTTGATATCATACCACAACTGGAATTCAGTGAAGTCACTCAATAAGTCAGTACCAACAACGATTTGCTTAGCAGGACCTAATACTACACGGTTTGAACTTTGTAAACCTACAGTACCAACAACTTTGATGTTTGGTTGGAATGGATAAGCCATTTCATACAAACCACCACGGTTAGTTACAGAGCTAGGATCAAAGTAGAAGTTGTTAGCTAAACGTAAACCAGTTAAGTAGTTACGGAATAAAGTAACACTCATGAAGAAAGTTAAATCTTCACGATCAGCTACATCAGCGCTAGAAGCAGCAATCATTTGATCCATAGTAGACAAAATGTTAGCTGTGTTAACGATTGAACCAGCAGAGCTAGAAGTAAATGTAGGAACTACAACTCCTGAAGTAGAACCAGAGATAATAACGTTCAAACCATTCACGTTACAAGTTCCACCAAAAGTAGAAGCTGAACCTGATACTTGACGCCATAAGAATTGGTCGTTAGCTTTTTGGAATTGGTTCACTAACAACTCAGAGTATTGAGTAGCTAAAGCGAAAGTTTCGTTGTATGAACCTGGAGCCAAAGCAGAGATACCTAAGTATTTCTTGTCTAAGTCTTTCAAGCACAAGGCATCGAATGAAGTACGAGGACAAACCTCGATAGTACGTTGAGTGAATGTAGCTGAACCAGAGGCAGTAGATACACAAGTACCGTTTTGCATGTGAAGGCTAACTTCGAATAGGTTAATTGGCTCTTGGAATTTTACTCCCTCCTGTATTGTTACATATTCTACAGTAGAACCAGCATAAACCATCTTAATGATTAATTCGCCGGCGATTTGGTTATTAAAATCGGATAGGGCGCTTACGTTTAATGACATAGTTGTATTATTTTAATTTAGGGTTATTTTTTATTTTTAAGTAATTCAGCCATAACTTTCATTTGTTTGGCTTGTAATGATTCAGTTGAGAAATTTTCTTTACCTTCAGCTGACATCATAGTTTTTTCTTTAGCAGGTGACTTCATGAATTCTTCGAATTTATCTTTCATTGACTTCATTTCTTCCTTAATACCAGTAATAGCAGATGCTACAGCTTCGTCTACAGCCATTTTAATTTTAGCCATGTTTTCAGCTTCAACTTCAGCTTCAGTTTTAACTGGACCAGTTAAAGTAGAAACTGGAACGTTAGTTTCAGTTACAGTGTTTTGAGGAGTAGTACCTTGAACTTCAGAAATAGATTCTTTAGCAGCAAATGCTTCTTCAACAGCTTTATTAGCTTTGTCTTCAACAGCACCTAAGCCATCTTCCATAGCCATTTCTTCTTCTTTTTCACCTTCAGGTGATGTGATTTCTACTACTGAAGAACCTTCAGTTTTAATCATAGTACCATCAATAAGTTTGTGGTATCCATCTGGAGCCAATGATTCTTGGCCATCGGCAGTCACTACTTTAACCTCGTCACCTACCTTCAAAGTATCACCTGGGAAAACGATTTTGAACGCTTTGTTCTCATCAAAAATTTCACCAAATGTTTCTTTTACAGGAGTATGATCAACAAGATTAAAATGAGCTTTTACCAACTCTTTTAATTGTTCTTTGTTCATAATTTAAATTATAATATTGTTTGTTAATAAATATGGGTTAATTTTATTTTCCTTTAGCTTGTGCATAACAAATAGCAGCAGCTTGTTTTAATGGATATTCATTTCTTAATTTTCTAATACATCCAGCAATAAATTCATCTTTAGATGTACCTTTTCTTCTATTTGGAATTGGCATAATTATTTATTTGTTAATACATTGTTATAAAAATAGCCCTCAACTGAGAAGCCTTTAACTTTACCTGTTTTAACATATTCGTTCCAAACACGTCCATTGTCAATTTTGTATATACCAAACCATTGACCTTTAATTGGTTGGAAACCATATAATACTGATTTATCTGCTTCTGGATCTTTAACAATCCAAGTTTCAACTAAATAAGCATCATCAACTCTATGAGCACCATCATGTTCTATGTTAACTGAGTCAACTAATTTATCTTGCATCATTTTATAAGCAATTTTTTCAATTGTATCAGCACTAAAGAATACTTGATAATCCTCACCTGTATCATCATCTTTACGAGATATTAATTTACCTGGAGTCATTAATGGACCTACTAACATTTGTTTTTCAGCTAATTCAGCAGCAAAGTTACGTTTTTTACCTACTGAAGCTTCATTAACATAATTAGGTAAAGCGTTAACATTTATATTGAATGCCTCAGGAGCAAGTTCAACTATAGTTTTTAAATGTCCATCCATATAAGATACATCATGAGTCATACCTACTATCTCATCAATTTCAGACATTAAATCTTTAAAATCAGAAATCAATAATGATGCTAATTCAACATCATCTGGAGTAGCTATTCCATTTTCAATAACATCTTCTTCTAAATCAAAGATATTATCAGCAATTTGAGCAGCTGAACGAACCATACCTTTAGTATCTTCATCCATTTCCATTGATATTAAATGTTCAAATGTTGCTTTAGCACCTGGACACATATAAAAATATTCAGTTGGATAACCAAATACATTTATGTTTAATGAGTCTTTAATTATTTCTTCAATTATATCTTCATTGAAGTTTTCTCTTTTAGGATGTTTAGTAGGCAACAAATCATAATCTGTTGTATACTTTTTATTTTGTGGACGTCCCTCTTTTACAAGGTATAGAAACGCATTAACACGCGCTAACGCCCATTGTTTTGCTCCTCCACCAGCTGCCACAGCAGGTGATCTAGATGTGTTATAAGCGCCTAAACCACGTTGATAAACAGATTTAAGCATACCTATATTGACGCCATATCCTAATTTATCTTTATATTTTTCATTAAACTCATCTGCTTTCTTTTGTAGTGTTTCTTCTGTTGCTTTATCTACTTTAGCACCACGTGTAGTTGAAGCATCACCTTTAGCTGAACCTCTACCTTTAGGATTTGGATTTGGAGTATCTGATTTAGGAGCTTTAGGAGATGCTTTAATACCTCCTCTAGGACCAACTTCAGCATATTCTGTTTCTAATAGACCCTCATTATTGATAACAGCAAAATTATGTTTAATTGCATAATCATCATTATTAGTTACCACATAGAACTTATCTAAGTATTCCATACGTTCACCAATACGTTTACCTTCTAATATATCTGTTTTATATTTAAATTTACTCATCAAATACTCAGTATAAGCTTGTCCAGCTAAGAACATGAATCTATCATATTGTAAACTGTACTTATCTAATATTTGACTATATACTTTATTAGCCCAATCTTTCTTTTGTTGAACTGAGAAATTTTTTAATGTTAAATCATAAGGTGCAATCATTTGATCTAAATTAGTCAAATAATATTTTGCTGATAATATCTTAATATAGTCATCATCTGATTGTTGTTTACGAGCAAATGATAATGATTTTTCAAATAAAGCTGAATCATACATTTCCTCAGCACTACATTTATAATCTTTTTTTTCTGATGAGCAAGAAATTAAATAAACATCTTCACCTTCAGTAGCAAATTTACTAAATTCAATACCTGCTTGTCTTAATTTTTTTTCAGCCCAAGGTAATGCTGCTTCTCCACCCCATAATAAATAACTAATATAACCACAAGCAGAATAATCTTTTCTACGAGTAGCTAATTCATAATTACCTTTTTGTCTAATTAGGAATGAACGCATACGTTGAATAGTATCAAGTGATAATTTTTCACCATTCACTAATTGTTGTGCTCTTACTTTACCTACTTGTGTAGCACATTTATTATTATATTTCTTATTTAATTCAATACCACGTTTAGCAGCATCAACAGCTGCTTGTGGATAATCATTATATGTCATTTCTGCCATATTGACTTTATTAAATGCTACAAAATCTTCTTCTATGGCTGGTGATTCAACTAATGCTAAAGCATCAAATCCTGAAATGATTGAATCGTTAATTTTTAATTCTACTATTTTCATTTTTTAAAATTGTCTTCTTTGGTTAATTCTAGCTTCTGCTTCTTGAGCATCAGTAACATCACCTGCTAATACATATGTTTTAATTACACGTTCACCACCTGCTTGTCCTGTAGTACCAGTTTGTTGTGTACCTCCACTACCAATTGTTGTACCTCCTTGTGGTAATAAAGGAGTAAATGTACCTTGAGTTGTTGCTGGTGGTTGTACAATTGCACCTGCTGGTGGTGCTGCAGGACCACCTCCACCTCCACCTGGTTTTACTTTTTTAACATCAGCGATAGCTCTAGCTGCACCTACTGCAATAACCCCTGCTAATGCTGCACCCACAATTTGACCAGCTGGAGGAGGTATTAATGCTGTTGCTTGTGCAAATGCTTGGAATGCTGCTGTTGCTGCTGAAATTAAAATCTTAGCAATATCAACTGCTTTTTGTGCTTCAGTACCTTCCTTTGCGATACCATCTAAAGCACTAGTTACTGTACCTGCAAATTCAAGTGCTGCTAGTAATTGAGCTTGTTGAATTTGTTTTTTAGCTTCTGCTGTTTGTTTATCACTTTCAACTATTTTTGCATTTGTATCAGCATTGATATTCGCTATGTTTTCACCTGATTGTTTAGTGACTTCTTCAACTTGAGTAGCATATGTTGATTTAAGTTCAAGTTGTTTCTGTTCATTACCTTCATATAATGCTAATTCAGCATTTAATTGATCTTGTAATGCAGTTAATCTATCAGCTTTATTTTGTTCCTCAGCGGTAATAGCGTTAGCACGTTCTTTTTCAAATAATTGTTTTTGTAATGCTCCTATTTTTTCAACTCCAGTAATAGTAGTTTCTGCTGTAGCATCAATTTGACGCTGGATTGCATCAATAGCGTTTTGTGCTGCCTCATCTCCTATTTGTCTGGATAATTCTAAAAATGCTTTTTCACGTGCTAATTTAGCATCTAATCTGGCTTTATCTTCTTCTGCTGTTTTATCAGTTACTTCTTTTTCAAATTCACCAACTGCTTTTACACGTTGTATTTCATTTGCCTGAATTAATGCTGCGTATTTTGCTTTAATATCTAATCTTGCTTTTTCTGTAAGATTAACTTGACTTAATTCTTCTTGTTGTGCTTCTTTTAAGCGAGCTAAATTGTTAGCAAATTGAGTAGTAATAGCATCTAATCCTTCAGTTGCTCTTTCTTCATCTAATTGACGTAATGCCTCATTTTTATCTTTAACTGCTTTTATTTCTTTATTAGCAGCATCTTTTCTTTTTTCTTCTGCTTTTCTTCTGTTATCTTCTGCTTGTTTATTTACTCTATCTTGTAAAGCTATTTTTTCTAATTCAAGATTAGTTTCAGCATTATTACGGTCAACAATTGCTTTTTGTCTTTTAGTATCAAAACCATCGATTAATTTTTGTTTTTCCTCTTCATTACCCTTAAATTTAGCTAAAGCAGCATCTTGAGCAGCATTAATTTTACCTACAGCATCAATAGCAGCGTCTCTATCTCTTATATAATTATCTTGCCTTACCTTTGAAAGTTCTTGTTCTGAGGCACCTTGTGATTTTAATGTTGCTTCTAATATTTTAGCATCATTAGCTCTTCTACGATTTAT